GCTTCAATTTGCTCGTCATAAGGCCAAGAACTAACGTATGCTTCTCTTAATTTTTGCTTTATAGGCTTAGCTACTTCTATGGAGTTTCTTTTTAACTCTCTAGTTAATACTTCTCTTTGTTTTTGAGTGTTAATAAATTCATAAACTCTATTTATAATGTTATCCATAACAATGTTATTAGCATTATCTGCTTTTAAATGATTGTTATTTACAATTTTTTGTACTCCACCTTTACCATCAACTAAAGGTTTATAAATAATAAAATCATTTTCAGTTAACGGGCTGGTTATATTTAAACTTATACAGTCTAAAATAAAGTCGTTATATTTAGCAAAGTATGAATTATTTATCATAACCATATTATCAAAGTATTGAAATCTTTCCATAATCTACCTATATTTTAATTAGCACGTGCATTCCAAATACCGGATGTAGTATACTCATAGAACTACCTGAAAAAGAACCTGTTGGCGTAATACTCGCGCCACTTCCTACTGGACTACTATAAGCTGATTGGTCTGTTCTGGAACCACTAAAATTACCCGCAGTAATAGTTGAACCTTCACCCCATTTGTTTCCTGCTCCTAGTGAACCAACATTTTCATGTTTATGTACAGGTAAATTATGTACAGCAATATTAAAACTGTTTATGCTAATACTTCCTGTTGGAGACTGATTAGCATTTCCACTTGTTTTACCTAACTTAGTTAATGTTGTACCTACGCCATGCAATGATTTATCTTTAACACTAGCTAAGGTTAAAGTTTTATTTGCGGCAAAATCAGCTGCAGCACTTCCACCTCTTCCCGATGAAACAGCAAATTCCGCATTATCACTATTATCCCATATTAACCTATATAAACCCTCACAATAAGCAGCTGCAATAGTCGCTCCAGAAGCGGCCGAACCTATAGTTGTGGTACCATCTAAAGAAGCGTAGCCTGGCTTAGAGCTTTTACTATAAAATATTATATCACCTGTAACCGGCTTACTTTCTAATGGTTGGAATGTGTCACTTACGCTGTCATAAATAACCGTAGTAACTTGACCATTTTTAATTGTGTATTCTGGTAACTCAAATAAACCTTCAAATCTAACTGGTTTAGCGCTATTACTATCTACAGTTAAAGTAACATTACCAGTAGATAAGTGATTAGCAATAAATCTAAACGCTTGTCCATTAGCTAATGCTATGTCTCCACCTGTGTCTAGAGTATAAGCATTCGCCGAACCACCTGTTGTGCCAAAGAAAAAAGTAGCCATAGCAGCATTGTTAGCTGCGTCTATCGCAGCCTGTGGAGCTGCTTGTATGTCCGCTAAATTATCTGCACAAGTAGTAATATCATCAATAGCATCACCAACTGCATTTACATTAACAATATTGTTTGCAACAGTAATAGACGCAGGAGCAGCCTCTCCTGTTAAACCTCTATTACCTTGCAAACCTCTTCTAATAACTATTATACTCATTGTGGTGTAATCCCTGTAATAAACGTTACTTTACCAAACATAATATACTCAGATTCAATAGTAGGATAGCTATTATCTATTTGTATAATATCGTAAACTCCTCTATCCGCATCAACGCTGGTCTCATCTGATCGTATAGATATTGCTGCTATACCATTGACAGCATCAGTTATAATCATACCACCATTAGCTGTTGTTAAATCAAGTAAAACTTCAGAAGACCTAACAGATTCTTTTATTCTACATTTTAAACTTTTGCCAACTAATGAAATAGGTAAACCCTCATCATCTTGAAGCTGAAATTCAAAGTAAAATTTACCTCCTTTGTGTATAGTCAAGTTATATTCTTCAGGCTCTATTGTCATTATTTGGCCTCCGTTTTTAATAACTCAGGAAATAGCATAGCTCTATTATCAAATTTTATACCGTTAAAACCTTTTTCCATTAACTGATTATTTATGTTAGGTAAATTACGTACTTCTTTAATATCTACGTCTCTACCTACAATAGTTGCAATATCCTCTAATGTAGCTAACTTAGACGTATCCACTTCTTTACTTGCAACGGTATTTGTTTTCAAAGGATTTTTAATTTTGTCTACTAAATAAACACCTTTACCTAAAGTTCCATCTGTAGTAACTAGTTTACCAGACTTAGATTGTTTATACATTCTAGTCATAGTTGGTTCTTTAATAGGACCTTTCTTTGCTTGCTCAATAGCTAATTCTTTCATTAAAGACCTAACTTCAGGTATAGCTTCATCTGGTATATCTTTTAGAACTTGCTCAGCTGTTGCAGAGTGTAGCGGATTTTTGAATAATTTATCTATATTGTGTATTAAAGAAATTTCTTTACCTAAATCTGTAGGAGTATATTTTATCATTCTACCCCACATAGATTTTACTAAATATTGCTTTAATTTACCTCCTAAAGATTGAGCAATACTACTTTCAATACTACCGTTAAATCTACTTGTTAATCCTGCTAAATCAGGGTCATTTTTATAAACTTTTGCAAATTCATCAACTAGTTTAATTATACGCTTAGCTTGTGGAGTTTTTAAGTTTAAACCTCTTAATTCTTCTGCTAATTTTGGAAATATTACAGCTTGATTTTCTGTTATATGGCCTACAGTATACTTATCAATTAAATTTTTAACTGCTGCACCTTCTGTTTTAATTCTAACTTTAGGCGATAGTTTATCAACTAAAAGATTAAATGTTTCTCCATCTACATCTTTAGCTGTACTATATTTAGATAAATTAGCTCGTATGGTTTTTTCTGTCGCACCATCTTTAGTAATAAGTTTATATAAAGTATTCTCTTTAATTACTTTCATTTTAGCATATTCTTCTTTGGCTTTAGCGAATTGTTTACTCCACTCTGCTCCATTGGGTAAATATGTTTTGGCAGCTTTACCTATTTGACCATCAATTTTATTTATTACTGTATTTAAAGCATTAATATCTCTTGGTTTTAAAGAAGTTTTACTGTATTTAAAATTATTTACAATAGCTCTTAATTCCAATAACCCGCCAAAAGTTCTATCTTCCGAAGCATTAGCAATTTTAGTAGAATAATTCACAAATTGTTGCCTTTTAATAGGGTCTGATAATTCCAAACCTATATCCTTTAATACTGGCTCAATAGCTAATTTATCGTAGTCAAATCTAAAGTCTGTACCTTGTATCTCTTTTACCGCCATATCTTTAACAGCGCCGTAAAAATCTTTAACATCTTTTTCATACCTAGTTAAATCTTTACGAATAGCGCCACCTATGTTATCATCTGTAATATTTGCTATAGCTTTCTGTAAACCTTTTGCGCGCTCATCTACTTCTTGTTTTAGTACTTTAGTTATCCTCTCATTACTACCTGCGGCAGTTTTTAAAGCTGCAGGTACTTCTTTTTGTGTTTCTGAAATAACTCTTATAGCTTTTTCTTCAAAAGAACTACCTGGCGCTTTGCGCCTATTTAATCTTTCCCAGCTATCTATAATATCTGCAACTTCTTCATCTGGAATGTTAAGATTTTCTTTTAAAACTTTAAAAGCCCCTTTTGAATTCCCATGCGTAAAGTGTTGAAAACCTTTTTTAATCCCTCTCCAACCTTTTGCAGAAAGCTTCCATGCAACTGAACCTATAACACCAAATATAGCATCTGCAGCTGCGGCTTCTTTCATTTGAGACATATAAAGCTGGGCGGTTAAATCTTCGCTTAACTTTTTAGCATTAATAGTTAAGTCTAATGCTTTACCTGCAGCTGCACCCATAGCTCCACCACTAATTGCACCTGCTATAGCTCCACCAAGACCTCCAGCAGCTGTGCCTATACCAGGAACAACCGAACCTCCAGCAGCACCAGCCATTGAACCTAGCCTGGCTCCAGCAATAGCGCCGCCAACTGCACCAGCAAATTCACCTTTAGAATTAAATAAATCATTTAAAATACTGCTATCAACTTCAGTAACTAAGCCGTTAGCATCACGCATCATCACTTCACCATCTTCAGGATGTATAAATGCTTCTATACCTTGTTTCTTTAATTCTTCTACTACACCATAATTTAGTTGATTTATTTCTCTTCTGGCTTCAATAGCCATTTCTTCGTTAAATAAAGCACCAGTTATTTCTTTACCAAAAGTTGAATATTTTGAGTACACACTTTTATACGTATCCGCAATACCCATAGCTCTGTCTTGCTCAGATACTTGATTAATATTAAAGTCTAATCTTTTATAACTTTCATTAATTTTAGATGCTTGCATAGCATTAGCTAATGTCTCAGGGTCGTAACCTTTAGAAGCTAAAAAGTTACTTATTTCTTCTTCATCATATCCTACTTCACGTGCTTGTTTAATCTTACCTTTTATCTCATTTGTAATAGTTAAATTAGCCTCATCTTCATCTATACCTTTATTAGCTAGATTATTCTTTACATCAACTATTGTAGAACCTTCATTTAAAGCTTTATAAATAGTATTACTAAAGTTGTCTGTGTTTACAGGTTCTGCTATTTCTGTTGGTTGTGTATTAACTCTACCTTTAACTTCTGGTAAATCTACTTTAGGTAAATGTTCACTGTTACTACCTAAATAGTCCATACTATATTTATTTATAGGCTGCTCTTCTTTCATCCAGCAACTCCTTCATTAGTGTTTTGCGGTAGTTTTAAAGCTTGACTCTTAGGTGAAGCTGGTGTTGTTCTATCTACAGGTGAAGGAGGCGCAACAGCTCCACCTGCAATCATTTCAGCTGTTTGCCCTAATATACCACTAATATCAGGGCTATATTTAGTTTTCATAGACTTAACAGTTAAACTAGCTGCTTTAAAGTATCCTGCTGGATTTACCTCAGATAAAGCTCCACCTATATTACCTTGTAATACTGTTTCAAGCATCAACTGATTTTTCTCATCCTCATCATTATAAGCTGCACTATCTATACTTATTTCAACGTCTGTAAAAGCTACTTCACTTTCCCTAGTTGGAATAGGCGCAATTATATAATTACCTTTTTCGTCTAATTCAGGTTTATTTGTAGCAGGATTTAAAACTTCTTCCCAAACAAATTGCATAATAGGTTGGCCATTTTCGTCGAATTCTCCGGACCACATAGTCATAGGTTGGTTTAAAGCAACCCAACGCTCACCTGTACTATCATCAGTTATTCTTAAAGTTTGTTCTGCTGTATAATATTGCTTTATTAAATGAATACAATCCCAACCCATCAATCTATAAAATTGTTCTATTCTTACTGTTAGATATCTCAAAGATAACGTGGTAGAATTTTGCTGTAGTTTAACTTTTCTACCGCTATCTGAAGCAAAAGCCATGCCTAAGAAACTATCATTAATACCTAAAACTCTTTGTATACGGGCAAAAGCTTTTTCTATAATAACATACTGGTCAGCTATCTCCTTAGTCATGTTTTCTATTCTAATCTTGTTAATATTCTTAACTTGAAGAATACCATTAACACGATTAACTTTATCCGCAAAATCCTCTATATCGTCAACAACTTTGTCTTCAACAATAATTTTTTGCGTATTAGCCATGAGTTGAATTTTAAGTATAGCTTGATTTACAGCCTTTTGGCTCTCAACAACTTCTCTAAATATGCCATAATGCTCTGCTAAACGACTAGTATTTAATTTATGTACACGATAAGGGTTTTTAACTTCTTTATGTGTTACTTCACTTCTCTTTAATTCTTTTTCTCCACACCAAAAAATAGACCAAGACTTACCTACTTCATCAGTTATAATAGTGTGAACTAAACAATAATTATTAAAGCGTTTAAAATCACCATCAAATACTTTACCAAAATTATCTTCAAATTCAGCTTCATTAATGTTTAAATGATTTTCATAAGCTTCTAATTCGTCTATTACTTCCTTCTTATTAGGGAACATAGTTCTTAATGCTTCTTCTGTTACCCACTTCCACCTATGAATAAATCTTGCATCGCTATAATCCTCAAGTTTAGACATAGGGTCCAAACATATTTCTTGCCAAGGCACATGGGATAAAACAATCTTTTTAATAGTTCTACCAAATCTATCCTTTCTACCTGTTTCTATAACATCTATATAACAACACATTAAACCTGCTAATAGTCCATCAAGTTTTATTTTATCTCCTTCTGTTTCCATATGATTAGTTCTCATGACATAAGAAACTACATCATTTAATAAATTAGCCGTATCTATATCAACATAATCTTCTGGGCTAACTTTTACAGTATTAACTACTGTAGAATAATAACCTAATAATAATCTACCAAACAATTTAATAACGTTAAAAGTTTCAGCTGGTTGACCGCGGTTAGCTAAAGTTGCTAACTGCTCTCTATTATACTGTCTATTATGATACATATCGTCAACCTCTTCTCCTTCAAGGCGACTATCATAATAAGTGTCATAACTTATTTTAAATGTATCTCTAATAGTGTTTAAATCTGTTTTCATTAGTCTGCGGCTCCTTCAAATATTGAATCTAAAGAAGGTTTTTGTTGAACAGGTTGTCTACCTTCTATATAATCAATTCTTTGTTGTAAAGCACTTCTTATATTATTTAATTTGTTTCTATCTGCGCCAACCATAACATGCATAGTGTAAGGATTACCTAATTTTGCAGCTGAGTCTAATTTATCTTGTACTTGAGTTAAAGCAACTTTAAACTGTCTCAAAACTGGCCCTAGTTTTTGTTTATTTGTACCAAAAGCTTCATTAAATGCTTTTATTTCACCCTCAGTTTGAGCAGAGCCAAATAAAGCATGTTTTAGGCTATTTCTAAAACTTGCCATAGCAGCTGTTCTATCTGCTTTTGGTACAGATTCAGATACATATTTTTTAAAATCTGATAATGTTTTGTCAACTATACCTGTTTGTGTTGATGAAAGTCTACTAGCAGGGCCTGCTAAACTTATCAGCCCTCTAATCTCAGTTATGTTTTCCTTATCTTTTTGAGTAAGTTCTGTGCCTTCAAGTTTATTAATTTTAACAACATTTTGCCATGCTTTATTAAAATTCTTTTCATTCGAAAAATCAGTATTAAAGAAATTATCTTCACCTCCAAACTTGTTCAATAAATCTATAGTTTGGTTTTCTGCCGCAACTAAATCCTTTTGTACTGTTGTAGACCCATCAGTTCTTAGTTTGATAAAATTTTCTTGTATTTTAGTGATTAATTCTCTCTCTCTAATGTCTAAACCACGAGATTGATTTTTGGCCTCTTGTTTAGCTAAATCAACTTTTGTGTCTTCATTTTTATTTGTAGTACCTTGAGCAGCATTTGCGTTACCACGAATAAAGTTTTGAATAGTAGCAATTCTATTATCTAAATATTGTTTTTGCCTGTTGTTTAAATCTTCTATATTAGGTGGATTAATCATAGACTGAGGCCCCATTTGCTGGCCTTCTTGTATAGCAGTATTATCTACGTAATAACTTTCACCATTAGAAAAATTATTTAAAACAGTTGATACATATTTTTGTGTATCTAACATTGGGGGTACACCGTTATGCTTATCTACATTAGCCTCACCCCCTGCAAATGCTGCTAAAGCTAATCTAGTATCACCATTATACTTAGTTAATAGTTCTTTCATGCGTTCTGCATTACCCGCAATATTTTCTTTTGCTGGCGATAAGTCAGAATCCACATTTGTCATAGCTGCCAATAAATTAGCAGGTACACCTGTTGAATCTGATGCTTGCATAATTTCACTCTCAAATTTATGGCCTTCAGCAGTATTAGGAGAAGAACGTGGACCTGCCATAAACTCTCTAAACTGTTTATAATTATTAACTATTCCTTGTGCTCTATGTTTACCTAATCTTTGCATGGCTCCTGTTTCAACCATAACATTATTAAGCATGCCTAACTTCCATTGTTTACCGTCATAAAATTTGTAAACATTTTTACGTAATAAGTTTTGTTTTTCTTCCGTATCATACTCAGCTGTATTAAAACCATTTTTCTTTAATAAATCCGAATCATTTTGCCAATCTAGATTGCCTACATTTAACACCCCTCTTTGCGCCCAAGCATTCTTTAATGCAGGATTTTTATCTAATGCATTTTGTAAGTATTTTGCATCACCAGTTTCAGAAAAGTCTAAAATAGCGGTATCTGTATCTTGAGCGGCTAATTTTCCTTCTAATGCTTTATACATTTGTAAAGTTTGAGCGTTTTTAGCTTTTTCAACATCTGCAGGCGAACCAGGTATAACATTCATAGTTTCAGGGTCGTAACCCATTATTTTTAGCTCTTGGTCGCGTTTTTCTTTTTGAAAACGTAATTCTTCTCTACGTCCTCTTTCTTGAAGACCTAATGCTATACCTCTATTAACACCCGCTGTAATTGGTCCTGACATTATACTTTCTCCATTTTTAATCCTATAGCATCATAATCTACTAAAATAGCGTTATCAGTATGCACAATAGCTTCAGGTTTAACTTTAATTACTTCTTGCGCTAAAACACCTTTATATTTTTGTTTATCTCCCTTATAATTAAACTCATAAATATTAAAACCTTTTTCATAACCAACTTTTTTAATATTTTCTTTTAACTCTCTATCTGAAGCCATAATAGCAGCTGAAGCTATAGATGCACCTGCACCTATTAAATCGCCCATACTATTCATATTTTGCACGCCTAATTGTGTAGATTGATTTATGTAAGAGTTACCAAAATTATTCCTTGAGTTTATACCAGAATTATAAGCACTTGTTACAGTATTAGCTGAGCTACCTACATTACCTAACAATGCTGTACCTTGACCTAAACCAACACCTAAAAACTTAAGTTTTTCTTCTGCTACCATTTTATCGCCACTAGTTCTTATCGAAGCTCTGGCAATGGCGTTACCTACTTTAGCTTTATTAACCTCATAATACTCTAAACCGCTATTTTTTAGACCTCTTTGCGCAGCATCACGTCTTATAGATGTTTCAACAGCTTGAAATTCTTTTTGTTGGTTTTCAAGTCCTAATGTAACAAGCTCATCGGCGTCAAGACTATTATAGTAGTCACCAAGATTTTGCTGTAAACTACCGTATACAGCTTCCCAATCCGCATATTGTTCTTTTTGAAACTCCAGTTGTTCTTTAGAAAAGTCAATCTGCTCTTTAGACATAGCTACAGCAGCTTTATTAGCGTCTGCTGCGGCTTGAGCTGCTTTTTTCTCGCCTTTACGATTAGTAAGACCTACAGCGTCCGTAATACCCCCTATTACATCTCCCATTAATCAAACTCCTTAATAAGTTGTGTATAGTCAACTTGTGCATTATATTTAGTTTGTAAAATAGAAGAAATATTGCTATTTGAGGCTTTAGCAGTCCAAGCAGAGTATCCCTTTTCTTTAACTAGATTTAAACTAAAATCAATTAAATCTTTAGTAAATTTTGTATTTTTCATTATAACATAAATCCCGGAAAAATGAAATATTTTTTTTGAAAAATAATAACCTTTTGTAAACCCTACAAGTTTGTCTACGTCAAATAAACCAACAGCAGTAAAATCTTGTTGAGTATTTATTTCATGAATAACTGTATTAATAGCCCCAAAGTCGTTAACTAAGTTATTAATACTTTTATACATTTCAGTTGATAAAGCTAACAACTGTATTATATCCTCATTTTTTAAAACTCTAATATCCATTATAAACTCTCTAATTCAGTTACTCTTTCTTCTAACTGTTCTATCCTTATTAGCAAATCAGTTAAAAAACGCTTTAAAGGCTCTGATGTATCTCTAACATTAAAGTCAATTTCAACCACTTTTGTTAAATTTTGAGGAATATTTATACTATCTACCATTTTCTCTTCCCGCTATTTTATACTCAATTTCCTTAATTACACCTGTACCTTGAATTTTAAATTGAATATCGCTACCTCTTTGATATTCCTGAGGTACTTTTAACTCAAATATTCTATCCCCATTTAGCTTTTTATTTAAAACTTTAACCCCATCAATATAAATGTCAAATAAAAATTCACCTTCTGCGCTAACATAAATATTGTTGTACAATTTTATATTAGAAGGCTCGCCATCGGCTAATACAGGCGATTCATAGTAAAAATCTATCTGTCTACCCGTAAACAACGTAGCTATTTGCTCATTTATAACACCATATAAAACATTGTCAAATACACCTAAATTATAAACTTCAACCGTATTAAACTCTATTGTTTTAAATATAAATGGATTAAACCTTAAATCAAAAATAAATAAAGAACCATCTGTTAAAGTTAACATATACTGTTCGCTATAAACAGTAGCAGATATTGTATTTAAACTAATTCTACCTAATTTTTCTTTCGTAACAACTTGTATACCACCAGATAAAGAACAAATACCATCTGAAGAAACCCAAATTAAGGTATTCTTTACTACTTTAATTGTATTATGATTTATACAACCATGTTCAGCGCTAAGTAAAACTAGCCTAAAATTAGCTGAAGACGTACCTAGTAATAAATAAGCTTTACTATTAATATAAATAGCTAAACCATCTGGTATTGCAGCTATGCCTGTTATAATTCCCGATATTAAAATTGTGTTAGCCGCAGGCCAAGCATCAGGTAGACCAATCTCGCTAAAATATAGATAATTATTTTTAGCTGCAAATATTATGCCATATGCTTCAGTAAAATATCTTAAACCTACAGGTGGCGGGGTATAATCATAAGTAGATAATATTGTACCTATGGCATTTATAGTTTGAATATTATCTGTATATGTAGTATCTCCATTGTCAATTTCAACAATCAGCGTAAAATCTGTTGCATCTGCACCAATACGATATATACGTATTTTATCTACAAACACATTCGAAGATGTTTGAAAATCTGAAATATCGACTTCTTTATTAGCGCTTAAACTTAATTCATCTGAAACAGGCGAAGGTGCACTTTCAATACCTTCACTACTATCGTAAAAAGTATACATATATTGTAAAGTTTCAGATGAAGTAGAAATACTACCAGTCCCACCATCTACTGTTGTTAATTTAACTGTAGGAGCGGTTATACCTAATGGTTTAACTGTCCCACTTACTACTTTTTGAGCGTAGTTTTCTTTTTCCGACCAATAAAGTTTATTATTATATTCAATATATTCCCTATCGTTTGTACTGCTGTACCAAGTATCACTAAATTTATAAAACCATCTATCTATTGCTGTTCCGGATAAAGTATAGTCTTTAATGGATGTGAGATTGCCTTTAGCATTATCTATATTTTTATATAGAAGTGCTTCATTAGGCATAACTAAAGTTTCGTCTTTTCTAGTAGCTAAACCACCACTAAAATTATCTAGTTTCATTAAACTTTAACCTCTTCAATAACCATAGTTACTCCTTTACCGGAAGAACCCCATGAATTATCGTTAAATTGTATACTACCTGCTGTTATAGCTGGTCCTACTCTTAGTTCAATAGCTACTGGACTAGTACTTGCTGCGGTATGTTCGTATTCTATTGTAAGTGCTAATGGATAAGTTGTGCCATTAATTGACGCACGAGCGTAATCACCTCTTACAAAAGTCCCATCAACAAATAATAAAGCTGCTCCTGCAACACCTAAAGCAGAAGGATGTATACTACCTCTAAATTTTATTAATATTTTATTACCTGTAGCAGAAGGGGTAAAACTACGTGAAAATAATTGCGTTCCTTCGGTTATAGCAGGTGCAGAACCTGCTCTTGGAATTAAGCTGGAATATGAAGTAACAGCTGTACTCTCATCTACTGTTCTTTGTACTACAGAGCCCGCGGGGGCAGTTGCTACAGGTAAATTAGTTAATAAGCTTCCATCAACAGCAGGTAATTTTGCTGAATTATCTAATTGAATAACATTTAAAGCACTAGTGCCTGCATCTAACCTAGAAGCTGTACCAAGCTCTAAACTAGATACTAAAGCTAAATCTGCTGCAACATAGTCTAAAGCAATTTGAGCTTCTGAAGCTGCTCTTGCAGTTGTTTCAGCATTAATCAAAGCAGTCATAGCAGTTGCAACATCATCATCTGCTGCTTCGTAAGCAGAAGTTAAATCTGCAACAGATGCATCAAATAAACTTGAATCTAATATTAAATCCCCTGTATCAGGATTAAACTTGAACATTATTGTATCATAATAATACACATGCCATTCAGTGCTTGATATTTCTTTAATCCAGATAACATCAACTAAATTTAAAGATGAAGCATCTCTAGGTGTAGCTATATAAACAGGTAAGTTATTAACATCCACATATAAAGTATTATCTAAAGAGTCAATTTTTTCTTTAATAGAAAAATCATCATCATAAGGAAAATTACTCGCATTAATTTTAGTTAATATTGTACTTGTGGTACCTCTAACTTGTGTAACAGAACCAGAACCTAGGTTTAAATCTTCAAGGCATATTAAATTTCTTTGAAAAGTTATTTTTTCACTGCTCATGTTAAACTCCAAATGGTCTATATGGTACACTATAAGCAACTTGAGAAAAGTTTTTAGCTTTTTCTAAAGAATAATCTTCTAATTGCTTGACATATAAATTAATTTCTTCTACACCCATAGACCTATTTTGCGCATCGTGATTATCTCTTAATGCTCTACCAGCTATGTAATGTGCTAAAGGTTCTTTTGCTACAACACTAATGTTTATAGTAGAAATAATGTCGGTTATCGTTGTAGGTGTTTCAATATAAAATACTTTAATAAATCCATCCTCTTTAACTTCACCTAAATCTCCAAGGGTATCACCTAGATTAAGCTGCAAGTCACTATAGGTTACACCAGTAATTATACCATAGCTACCACCAAAATTAATATTATCGATTACTGCATTTACTGGAGTAGGATAAACAAGCATGCGACCTTCTTGTAATTTATCTACTAAATAATGCGTTATTTTTTCACTGGTTTCAGCTTGCCAAGTAGAATTTATTCTATCTAACTCATTTCTGGATGTTTGCTTTAACGGTTTATCTTCAAATTCAACGCGTAAAATCTTATACGCAAAACTAGATAAATCATATAAAGTTTGATTATTTATAAGTTCTACATATTTTTCACGTACATATAATATTGTATTTTTAGATATATCAACTAAACCATCATTTAATAAAGATAGTAATCTACCATCAGTCCAACGTTCTCTGGCTAAATCTGACAGAGTATGCCTCGCATCTTTTATTACTTCTTCAGCTGTAACCATAATATACCTAAAAACTCAGATATAGGGCCGACTTGACTCGGCCCTATAAAGATTAACTAATGACTAATTATGCGCCAAAATCAGTGTATTCGCCGTTATTTTTACCGAACTCGATATAAACACAAATAAACTCAAATTCTCCTGCAGAAGGGTCTGCGCTAAATTTAGCTGTAACAGTTTTACCTGTTCCAGTTGGAATACGTGGAGCTTTTGTAAGAGTTGTTGTACCAGAAGCTAAAGTATTTGGAGCGCCTTCAGTTAATGTTAAAGCATCAATAGTTCCAGCTTGAGGGTCCTGAATATATCCAGTACCGTTTAGTGCTAGACCATCTCCAAGCTCATTGCCACCATCAAAACCAAAGTCAACTGTCAAATTGGCTTGACCAGCTACAACACGTTGTACCCCTGCTTCAATTATTAGACAATTTGCTGGAAGCTCAAAAAGTTCATTTGAAGCTGTACTATCAACATCAGTATGTTTTACATTAGCAGAAGAAACAGAGATAACTTTTTTCTCATAATTCTTCCTTATGCGTCTTAAATCAGTCATTTTATGACTCCTATGTTATAATTATAAGTATGCAACTATAATTATAAGGCTCAATTAAGAGCCTTATAATTAAGGAGCAGGTTGAGTTTCTAAGTCCACACAGATAATTCCATTGTCAATCCCAGATACAACTGCTTGCTTATAGTCTTGGTTTTCAGCAAGAAGTCTAGTTTTCTGTGCTTCTGTCCAAAATTCAACGCAACTTTCTGATTTAATAGCAAAGTCTTCACTTGCTTGGAAGCGATAATCAGGCATTTTACCGAAACCTAATTGTATTGCATTAGCACCAAGGATTAAACCGCGTGAAGTTTGAGCTAAAGTTGAATCGTAACCAGTTTGACCTGTCCATTTACCCGCGCTATCTTTCTTACGTAAGCCAGCAATCTCAACTTCAGTAAACTCAAAACCAAAAGTAGAAGCTGCGCTATCAGTGTCGCCAAAGAAAGCATCTGCTTCAACTAAGTACAAGTTTCCAACCTTACCAAAAACCCCTTTAATTAAGCGGTTGTTGTTTCCACGTACATCTGCATTATACATAATAGTTTGATAAGCAGAAGATTTCTTAAGGAATGTAGCCATTGAAGGGTCCATTATGAACAACCAACAAGGTTTTCCATCAGAAAGTGTATAAGGAGCTAGAGGTCTACGAGTAGACCCTGTATCATAACCTGTACCATTTTTAATCTTTTCTTCTATAGTTAAAAGTTCATTATAGCCAAAAGTAGAACCTAAATCAATAATATGTGAAGGTGAAAGATCATGTATTCCTTGAGCTACGTCAAACAATGCTTGGTCTTTCCAACGTACAAATAAGTCACCTAGTTTAGTACGACTATCGCTATGTTGAGTTAATGACAAATCGCCAATATCAACACCATCAAAAGCATCGCCATTATCAACAACTAAGCGATAACGAGCAACAGTAAGGGTATTACTAAACTTCTTTTTCTGCTCACCTTTACCAAAAGCAGTTTCTTTGCCTTTAATCGCTTTCCCAGAAAGGTTACCATCATAATCAAATACAACAGTATGTCCTTCAGAAGCATTAGTATTATTTGCTTGTACCACTACAGAATTAGACGAGTTTCCAGTGTAAGGAGTCCAAAATGATTTTGAAGCGGCTTGTAGTAAACCTTCACGCATCCATTTTTTACGCTTTAGTTCACTAGTAAAAGGTAATGCTACCATCTTACTTCTCCATAATTAATGTTTAAAATATTTCATTATTATAGGATAATATAATATCCTCTTTTTCGCCGTGCTCATCTGGTTTATCACCACCTCCGACTTTAGATAAATTAGGGTCGTTAGGTAACTTATCGCGTTTAACACTCTTACCTGCAGTAAGATAGTCCTTCGCTTCTTGTAAAAAGTTTTCAAATGATATTTCGCCAGTCTCCAATCTTTTACTTATACGTGGAGGAATGTCGTTTTCAAACACTGTATCGTTAAGTTGAGAATCAGGATTTTCCTGATTGAACTTCTTTAATACTTCTTTTCTACGTTCCAGTTCACTTTGCTTTAGCTCTTCACTAGAAATCTGCGTTATTTCAGTATTAAGCTCTTCGGTATATTTTGCTAAAGCTTCTTGCTCATATTTATTTACCTTGACACGCCAAGCTTCAGGGTCAGAGAATTTAAGATTGTCTAACTCTTCTTCTTGCTCTTCGGTTAATGAGACTTTAACATTACCAATAGCTTTTTTCTTTAAAGCGCTATTTTCTACTTCAAGTGCTTTTTTACTTTGAGATATTTTAGTATACTCTGATTGAGTATCACGTCTGCGTTGCTCAGCAATGGCGGCAAAACGAATTTCTGGAGATAGACCTTCTGGTAAAACATATTTACCGTCTTCACCTCTTTTAATACTTTTAACAGCTTCGTTAACCGATTGCTCAAATTTAACAACAGGATCTACATCATTAGATGTATTATCTGTTGTTTCTGATTTAGTTTCGCCTGAGTTATCCACAGGCGGTAACAAATCATCATAAATGTCCGCAGGTGGAGTATCAGATTTATTCTCTGGAGTACCCATTATTTTACCTCTAAAATTTAAAATAGTTTTATAAATAAAACCAAAATATATTTAATTTTATCATTTTTTTATGTACATGTAAACAAAAAACTGTTATAATAAAAGTTATTAAATTTAATACAAGTAGTATGTTATGCAAACGATACAACAAAATTCAAATTTAGACCTTATAGAAATTAAAGCGCTATGGCAAGCAGTATTATTACAGGCTATAATAGATATTAAATCTACTCCACAAGCAAAAGAAGCAGCTATAAAATGGGTTAAAAAAGAAAAAAAAGATTTTGAAATGGTTTGTTATTTAGGTGGGTTAAATCCAGAAAAAGAACGAGAAAATATATTAAAACTTATAAAAAGGATTCAAAATGGAAAATAAAAGAATATTTACTTTTTCTGTTAAACCTACCGATAAAGAAAATATAATAGAAGTAGAAAAATTAAGTTATCATAGCTCAAAAACTGGTATAAGCTTTAGTTATTTAATATTAAAAGCTATAAAAGATTATAATGAAAAAATAAAGGTTAAATAGTGACTATTAACGATAATCTAAAAGCTTCAGCTATAGCTAAGTTAAAAGGTGGAGACTCTATAATACAAGTTGCAGAAGAGTGTGGGTTACCAGAAAAATTAGTTGAAGAATGGTTTAATAAGTTAGAACCTAATGATTTAATACACCTTCAAGCCAATCTAAATGCAATACAAAGAGTTGCAGACGGAGAAATACTAAGTCCTTCAGAAGTAAATAGACAAAGAATACAAGATAAGTTAGAAATAACCGCGATTGATTTAATCGACGCCGCTAGAGCTAATATATACACAGGTGATTTAGCTCAGTCAAAATCAATTCAACTATTATCCGCTAGTTGTAGTATGTTATATAAAAGTTTTGTAGGTAGTGCAAAAGGAACTAATGGTGATGAATGTGGGTCTACAACTTTGGATTTAATAGAAGAATTAGGGCTTGATTAATGCTATCTATAGATAAGCCTAAGTTTTTGGAATTGTATAAAGGTAAGAAAATTGTTGATAATATTGACTTATTTTATTCTAAACCTAAAAATAACGACGATTTAGTTAAAAACTACTTAATTTCAAAACTCTGGCGTTTAAACAATTTATATACTATTATTGATAAATATGGTAACAAAGTTCGCTTTGTTATGAACTTATCACAACATCGCGTATACGCAGCTAAATTACACCACCCAAGGCTTATAATCCTTAAATCGCGTCAGCAAGGCATATCCACATTTTGGTTGATTGACTTTTTTGATGACTTATGCTTTCGTAAAAACCTTTCTATAGGACTAATGGCCCAAGGGCAAGATGAAGCCTCAACATTATTGGAGCGTGTAAAATTGCTATGGGATGAATTCCCTTTATCAACCAAACAGTTGCTTGGTTTAAGTGTAGTTGAAGATAACACAAAACGCTTGTCACTCTCAACAGGGTCCAAAATATTTGTAAGAACTAGCTTTAGGTCCACAACACTTCAAAGATTACATATATCAGAAATGGGTAAAATTGCCAACAACTATCCCAAGAAAGCTAAAGAAACTAAGACTGGGACACTCCAAACTATTGCAGCTGGAAACCCCGTAGTTATTGAGTCTACTGCTGAAGGTGATAATATGTTCAAGACAGACTGGGAAAAAGCCGTGACCAATGTCAACGCGCTTTCACCTAAGGATTTTTATCCTGTCTTCCTTAGTTGGTTGGACGACCCTACATGTGTTGAGTCTATGCCACAAGTAATAGATGATAAGACAGCTAAGTATTTTGAAAAGATTGAACTGGAGCTTAACAGAGTTATATCACTAGAGCAAAAGAACTTCTGGATAATGCAATATAGAGAGTTAGGCGACGAAATATACCAAGAATATCCTAGCACAGAAGAAGAAGCCTTCATGGTCAATAGAGCTGGTGCTTACTATGCACACAAATACCTAACTCAAGTTGTCAAGCAAAAACGCATTGTATATGACTTATATGATAAGAACCTTGACGTACAAATTGCTGCAGACCTTGGTATGGACGACACAATGGTAATTACTGTCTTCCAAGATTATAACGATAGTACCCGTATTATAGATGAAGTTTACGGTAATGGAGAAGATATCAAATACTATTGTGATGAATTAAAGGAGAAGGAATATTATCCCCAACTCAATCACATCATTCTGCCTCACGATGCTGAAGTTAAAGAACTAACCTCTGGCTTAACTCGTAAAGAGGCTTTCGAGAATGAAATACCCCAGGCTTACATAACAGTATTAGCTAAAGTGTCTGTTCAAGACGGAATTAATGCTGTCCGTGATTTATTGAGTCGCTTATGGATAGATGCAAAATGCACCTATATCATGAAATGTCTAATGAATTACACTAAGGAATGGGATGATAAAAGGCAAGTATGGAAGAATAAACCTTTACATGATGAGTCAAGTAATGG